ATTTTTCATCAACTTACAATGCTTATGAAGTTGTAGGAATGAATGTTAAAGGAACAGATAATAATGAATATTTATCAATGAGAGTAATTACTTCTGGTGGAGCACAAGCATCAAGTCAATCTAGTATATTGCCAGGTTGGATGGTTAATGCTAGTGGTACAGGAAGTAATGAAACTAATTATGCTAAAGGTGCTGCTAGATTTTATTTACATAAAATGGCTCCTCATCAATCTTCAATGTTTAGATTATTAATTACTTTTCCATTAAAAACAGATGAACATAAAGTTTGGATTTGTCATAGTGGAGGAGAAGATTATATTAGTAGTTCAGACGTACAACAAATAAGAGTATCATCTGGAAGATATGAAGTTGATACAGCATTAACTGGATTAAGGTTTTTAACTGGAAATGACACTAATCTAACAACTGGAACATTTACAATGTATGGAATTAAAAATTAATTATGACTAAAAAATATGTAAATGGAGTTTTAATGGATTTAACTCCAGAAGAAGAACAGGCAAGATTACAAGACATAGAAAATAGTAAATCAGATTATTTTAATTTAAAAATTAACGATTTAAGAATTACAAGAAATGGGTTATTGGCAGAGACAGATTGGACAGTTTTACCAGATTCACCAATAGCTGATAAAACAGCGTGGCAAACGTATAGAACAGAATTAAGAGATTTAACTAATGGATTAACAACAGTTGAACAAGTAGACGCTGTTACATGGCCAACTAAACCAGGAGCATAATAAATGCTCGGACTAACTTCCATATCCGGTGCTCCAATAGCGACATCGTTTTTTGATCCAAATGTAAATGTTACTGTTTCAGGTAATGCTCTTACTGTATCTGTTGGAACAGCTACAGCTTTAGCCGGTTCGGTATTTGAAGTAACGGGTAACGCTCTTACAATCAATGCTGGAACTGTAACAATTGAGGCAGATGCTAATGTATCTCCTGGCGGAATACCATTTACTTTAGGTGCTGGAACAGTTACTATTGAGGCTTCTGCAGTAACAAATGTAACTGGAAATGCATTGACGATGGCAACTGGGTCTGTTAGTATTGTCGCCGAAGCAAATGTAACGCCAGATGCAACACCTTTAACAATAACTGTTAAAGACGCTACGGCAATAACATGGAGTGAAATCGATCCAGGTGTAAATCAAACTTGGGTAGAAATAAAACCTTACTAATATGGCATCAACTTTTTCAACAAACTCAAAACTAGAACTAGTCACTACAGGTGAAAAAGCAGGTCTTTGGGGAACTATTACCAATACAAACTTACAGATATTAGAGCAACTATCTACAGGTTACTTATCATCAGCACAATTAGCATCTGGTGATTTAACACTAACCTTGGACCAAGGAGCAACATCTAATGGTAAAAATATCTATATTAAATTAACAGGCACACTAGGTGCAAACAGAAGTATAACTATACCTGATAGCTCTGAGAGAGTTATTATATTTGAAGATGCAACAACTAGAGGCTCTTCAGCTTTATACACAATTACAGTCAAAACTATATCTGGATCAGGAGTTGTATTACCAATAGGGTCTACATCTTTAGTATATTCTGATGGTACGAACGTTAACCTTGGTCTACAAAACAAAGGTTATGTAACATTAGATTCAGGAACTATTACAGCGTATACATCTGTAGATGGTGACCAGATCTTTGCTAATACTACATCAAACCCGATTACAGTAACATTACCAGCATCTCCAAGCGTTGGACAAGAAGTTGTAATTATAGATGCAAGAGGAACTTTTGGATCTAACAAAGTCACAGTTGCTAGAAACGGCTCTAATATTAATTCATCAGCAGCCAATCTTGAATTGACAACCAATGGTCAAGCTGTAAATTTAGTGTTCATAGATTCAACAAGAGGCTGGTCATTTAAAACAAACACGGCATAGGGAGCACGGATCATGGCCCTTATTGACTTTAAATTCAAACCTGGAATTGACAAGCAAAGCACAGAAGCTGGTGCTGAGCAACGTTGGGTTGATTCTGATAATGTTAGATTTAGATATGGCTTACCAGAAAAAGTTGGTGGTTGGTCCTCTCTAGTTGCAGATTCTATTGTAGGTGTCGCTAGAAAATTACACTCATTTGTAGATCTTGAAGGTAATAGATATGTTGCAATAGGAACAGATAAATTTTTACTTATATATTTTGAAGGCAGATTATACGATGTTACACCACTTGCATCAACTATATCAAGTGCAACGTTTACATCAACAGGTAGTGTAACAATTACTATTACTACATCTGCAGATCATGGATTAGAAATAGGAGATATTATATTATTTGATAATGTAACTTTACCTACTGGTACAGGTAAAAATAATTCTGACTTTGAAGATAAAGTTTTTCAAATCCTAACAGTTCCAACATCAAAAACATTTACTGTTAATTTTACTAGTACAGTTAATGCTGCTTCTGGTGGAAGCATAAATCTAAAACCATATGAAAAGGTTGGACCCTCCGCTCAGTCTTATGGTTATGGATTTGGTATTGGTAATTATGGTGGTACTGTAACCGGTGTTATTTCAACAACTTTAAACGGATCGTTGGGCGCAGACACTGCAGGAACAGGCGGAGGGTCTACTGTTACATTAACATCAACAACTGGTTTTCCAACAGGTGGTGGAACGATCGCTGTCGGTAGCGAGTTGATTACTTATACAGGTGTTAGTTCAAATGACTTAACAGGTATTACAAGAGGAGCTTTGGGTACGGCCACGTTTGGAACATCAAACGGACAAGCTCACAGTAGCGGTGCAGCAGTTACTAACGCTACAACGTTTGCAGGATATGGTAATGCAGTTAATGCTGCAACGGTTACACTAGAACCAGGACTTTGGTCCCTAGATAATTTTGGACAAGTTTTAATTGCAACGATTGCAAATGGTAAAACGTTTACATGGGATGCATCTATCACTGCTAAGTTTACAACAAGAGCGTCAACATCAACATCTGGATTTGAAACAACAAATAATCCAACAGCAACAAGAGTTACTTTAGTTTCGCCAACAACAAGACACTTAATACATCTTGGAACAGAAACCACTATTGGTACAGCAACAACACAAGACGATATGTTTATTAGATTTTCTGATCAAGAAGATATTAATACTTACGCACCATCTGCGATAAACACTGCAGGCACTTTAAGACTACAGGATGGTACAAAAATTGTGGGTGCTATAAAAGCAAAAGAAGTTATTCTAGTATGGACTGATAATGCTTTGTATACTATGAAGTTTATAGGATCTCCTTTTACATTTGGTTTAGAACAAGTTGGTACAAACTGTGGATTGATAGGTAAGAATGCAGTTGTAGAAATAGACGGAGCCGCATTCTGGTTAAGTCCTAAAGGTTTCTTTTTATTTGATGGTACAGTTAAATCTATACCATGCACAGTTGAAGATTTTGTTTATGATAATTTTGATACTACAAAAGGACAACAAGTATCTGCAGGATTAAATAATTTATTTACAGAGATTACATGGTCCTATCCATCACAAGGATCGACATTTAATGATAAGTATGTAGTGTTTAATTATGCAGAATCATCTGGTGTACCAGGTGGTGTTTGGTATACAGGAACAGAAGCAAGAACAAGTTGGATGGATGCAACAATATATAAAAATCCTTTTGCAACTAAATTTAATAGTTCAGCAACAGGTAGTTTTCCAGAAATTATAGGTGAGTCTAATTTAGGTCAAAGTATTTTATTTGAACATGAAGTAGGAAACGATCAGATTAACCCTGATGGTACAATTACAACTGTCCCTTCTTTTATACAATCTTATGATATTGATTTAGAGTCAAGATCTAAAGATGCAAAGGGTAGAGCTTCAGGACCAAAAGTTGCTGGTGAAATATTTTTAGCTATGAGAAGATTTGTACCAGATTTTAAAACACTAGTTGGTAATGCT